ATTCTCTACCAGAATTACTTTCATTCAGAATCCGAATATGACCCTCCTCATCTATACGCACATGTTCTGTAGGAGTAAAAGCGTCACCTGCTGTTTTGCTGGCGTTATCATTTGTAAAAAATTGTATTATTCCACTATTACTACCACCTCCAGTTCCATGAACACGTATTGCTGAAGCACCATAATTACCAGTTACACCTACTTTGTATCCTGTAGCACCTGCATTTCCATAAAAGTTACTAGCAAGCCATAGGGAACCAGTACTGTACTCAGAAAAAAGATTTGAATAATTGCTAAAAGTTAATTTTCTACCAGCAGTTGATGATCCCAAGTCGAGAACATCTTGAGGAGTTGTTGTCCCTATACCAACTTCACCAGTCGATTTAATTCTTATCCTTTCACTATTACTTGTTCCAAATAATATATCTTGTGCGTCATATTCCCAGAAATAACTATTACCACTACTCCATTTTTGAATTGCCAATCCATCACCAGTACTCCAACCACCAGAAGTATTTTTTAATCGAATTTCAGTTGTTGCATGTCCAGAAATTTCTAATCCTACATTTGCTGAAATAGCAGGATCACGACCACCGATAGAAAGTACTCCACCTGAAGATAGACGCATCCTCTCATCTGCGGTAGCAGTCGTACCACTGCTTTCTTGAGAAGTTAAAAAGACAACATGACCACCTGTATTGATATACATTCCAGCACCTTTTCTACTTGCATGAGCATCTCTAGTCCAAGAACTACCGTTAAAATACATACCACCAAATAGTCCTGCCTGTCCGTATGAATTGGTTAAATAAAAACCAGTAGTTTGACCTTGCCCTAAAATCTTTACGTGTCCCTCTGATGTGATGCGAAGTTTTTCTCCAATACTGCTACCGTTATGAGTGTAAAATGTTAGTGGCGCACTATTGTTAGGTGCTTTTAGAAAAAATTCACTACTAGAAACTCCTACTATTCCTTTTTGACCTCCAGCATCATCATATAAATTAACCTCACAACCAGAAGTATCATTACCTGAAACAAAGAACCTATTAGTATTTTCCGATGCCTTAAGCATTAACAAACCACCAGATATATCACCTTGGGTCGTAAGCATTGCATTAAAAGTAAATGCTCCACCAATTGATGTTGCAGCACTTACATCTGATACTTTTATTCGTTGAACATTATTAGTTCTTAACCATAAAACATGTTGTGTTTTAGATCCAACAAAAGTACCTGTTGAGTCTGCATATAAACGACCAAAAGCACTTCCAGTATCTCCAAAATCAATCATTCCATTGGAACCACTATCAACATTTAACGTCCCAGTTAGTGTCCCTCCAGCGAGAGGGAGTTTTGTGGAATCAGTTGTACTATCAGTAGCCCATCCAAGTTGACCACTTCCGTCAACTTTCAATAATTGGTTTGCGCTCCCTATGGTATGAGGGAGCTTTAGTTCTAAGTTAGAAGCAGGATTAGTACCAGGAGCTGCAAGGCTCATGGAATTACCAGAGGCATGTTTTAATCTAATACTGCTCATTTATTTATTCCGCAGGTTTATCTGCAATAAGTTTAGCCTTCCACGCATCTTTGACCGCAGTAGTCCAAACAGCATTACAAACAGATTTTACTTCATCTGCAATAGCAGTCACCCCATCTGGCTCTTTATCTAAAGGATTATCTACTAAATTGTCGGATGCGTCTAACGTACCAGGATTTAAAACAAAGCGTTCAAAAGATCTGGTGAGTTCAACACCATCCTTTTTTATCACCGTTGCCTTTCGACATTGAACGGCTTTGAACTGACCTACGACTTCAATTTTGTCGTATTCAATTGATTCAGCTAATGCCATTTTAGGAACGTCCTCCAGACGAAACAGGTTTAATGGGGCTTAGTTTATAGACGTGCGAACGGTCTAGGTAGTTACATAAGTAAAGCTAAAAATAACAATCATATTATCTTGCATTACTGGAGAAGCATTTCTAGTACCATTGTAAGATTGTTCCACTATTTCAATCCGACAATACTGTAGTGCAGGCATCATTTTCATTAAGAAGTAGATATCTTGCCCATAAGTGGAACCAATATCATGTCCAGTTACTCTTATATCTCCAGATATTTTATCCCAATCGTGATTATGGTCGAATGGAAATCCATGAACTTCAATAGCACGACCTGTGCTTCTTTCTGTAGGAGTACCATTTAATGTAAATCTTCCATGACAAGTTACAACACGACCAACTTTTGTATAGCATCCATCTACAGCATCTGTAGGTGAATCACTAGCTGCTCTAGTTTCAATTCTACAGGAGGGCGTCCAAGTGCCTTCTTCATACGAGTCCAACGTCTCACTTGACATTCCTGACGCATGAGAAGTAGCACTAAAGTCAATACCGTGACCGCTTGCTACGACTAGGTTGCCGTCAGTAATTGTTACATTAGCTCCAGAACTGCCATCACCATTAATACTTAGTGCTTCAACAAGATTTGCTCCTTGACTGCCATTAGAAGGATGAACATAAATTTTAAATTTAGCTCCATATCCTGATCCTGAATTTTCTGATGATATTTTGGCATATTTCCATTCAGCATTACTGTAATAGCCATTAAGTAAAAGAGCAGGGCCATCACCTGTTGTGGTTGTATTGGGATGTTTAAGTTCTAATAAATTATGATGTCCACGGGCAGCACTACCAGAACCATGATCATGTGTTTGTATCTGTACTTTAGATGATGGAGTTGTTGTACCGATACCAACTAATCCAGCAGATGTAATGCGAAGTCTTTCTACTTGACTTGATAATCCACCAGTATTCCAATAAAAATCACCAGTTGTTGCACCCCATGATGCACCACTCGCACTAGATTGTCCAAACCAAACACCATAACCAGAACTATTTGCAAATTCTGCAATTACTCCACTAGTTCCAGTACCACCTGCATCTGTTCTTCTTGCAGTTATTGGTGCTGTAGGGGCAGTTCTATTAATTCCAATTTTACCATCAGACGTAATGCGAACTTTTTCATTACTAGCAATATCAAATCTTATATAACTTTGAGCATTAAGACGGATTGGATCTGTGCTTGCCTTTAATTCAACAAAAGAATTATCGTTCCAAAGTTCTCCATATCTAGTACCATCACTACGTTCAAATCTTATTTTACCTCCTGCTCCAACATGAAGCTTTTCTTGAGGACTTGTTTCATCTATACCAATCTTATTAGGAATCGCAACATTACCAGAAGTATCTAAAGTAATACCATCAACAGAAGCGTTGACATTCCTGATAGCATCGGTTTTTAATCTGCTCATAATTCGGTTGCGAGTTTCTTAGTTTATAGACATAAGCAAAGGTCTAACGGGTTTCTTAACTTGGTTGAGTAGGCCAAGTAATGTTTAAAGGATCGGACTGGTTAGTGACATCTCTCAATGCTTGACGATATGCTGCCCATGCTGCTTGATCAACACTACAACCAGGTGTCATGGTCCAA